ATGTTCTATAAATATCCTTATCTTTTTCTTGCATTACTTTTGCTTGATGCAAATAATTTTCAGCATCATCGTATGTATCTTTTTTGAATTTGTGTTTAGTTCGATATAGCTTGGCAGCTACATACATATTTGAAACCATCCATCCTGGAATAGGATCTTTCAAGTTAAGCAGAACACTCCAAATTTTTCCAATACCATTTAAAGCATCATCAAAATTTCCGTATTCTGCTTCCTTGATTTTACGGATCAGTTTAAGCTTTTTGTCGTGTCGCTTTTCCATTTTTAGTTTGCTCCGTAAAGTTTTTATGAGCTTGAACTATGTAATAAGAAGCTGTCTTTGCCATCGATTGAGGCATTTCAAACTGTTTATCTGATAGTTCTCTCAATTTAACGTACGTATCCATTGATAACGCAATTGATTTATACTTTTCCGTATCCACCTTATTTCTCCAAAGATGCTGGATCAAAAGTTTGATCAACATCATTTAATTCCAACTCCTCAACTCTGTGCATCCAATAGTACGTGCTATCTTTTGGAAGTTTACCAGTTCCAGAAGCAGAAGCTTTGTATGCTCCTATGCGATATTTTTTTCCGTCTGGTGTTGTGATCGTACCTTTTAAATCATAGGAGTTTGGATTCTCCTTTTTTATATTTGGAAAAACAACTCCTAATGATTTACGTTCTTTTTTTTCTTCAGTCATTATTTTATGACTCCATTGGTCTCAAGTTTATTTTTAATCAGGTTAAATTTTTCCAAAAAGAAAGAGTAGGCGATAGGATTATTAATCTTTACCGTCTGCATTAATTTTTGATTGTTACTTATCCATGATTTATACGAACCGAGATGAGAGACCTTATCAAGCTCGGTTAATGCTTTATCTAATTCAGATGACTGATTAGCTATTGCAATTCCTACTTCTTCAGCGCTTGCTACGCTGTCATTTACCAGGCCACACATGCTCAAAGCTCTACTAATGCAGCTCGTTTCACAATTTTCTACATAGCTAGTTTGATTTATCCTGGATGCAGCACGAAATTCCTGGCCTGTTCCAGTGGCAACATGCTTGCCAGATATATATATATCAGCTTGCATCATTACTTGTTTATCGTCTTGATGAATAACTTTAGTAACTATATCAAGTTCACTACCAAGATTTCTTCTTGCAAGAGCGATTTTTGTAGCGCCAAGAACATATTCTTTTCCGTGAATCGGCACTGTTCCACCTTTATAATTTTTCTTAAAATCATTGATGGTTTTTATTAATTTATCATCTGACATATATAATAACCTCCTATAATTATTGTTGTTAAAATGATTATTGTTGGAGAAATCATATGACATCACTCCACAATTCTTTAGCTTGCTTCACAAATTCATGACCAATGTTCCAATAAAAAGGATGTGAGAAATTAGGTTCTGTGTCTGCTATTAATTCTTTTATGATTGCATCTCTATCGTTAAGATGAGAATACCTGGTTAATAATCTTTCTCTTCTGATACATCTATTGACTAACTGACTATAATAATTTTTAATATTTTCTGGTTCTAAATCCGCACAGTTCTCTTTTGAAAATATTTGATAACCATCCGCAGACAGATAAACTAAATACGGCATACAAGGACAAACATGAGAAAAAAAAGATGTCGTATAGAAGCTTAGCTGTCTGAGATGATTTACTAATGGATTAGATGGTAGTTTAGCCTTTGAGAAGCCTCTGCTACCATCCTTTCTCATCTTCATTGGCTTTTGCCAAACTGTTTTGAACTCCAAGACTGAAAGCCGACTCTTTGAGCCAGTGGCATTGTCACCTCCGCCAAAATCTTGAAAGATCATGTCAGTTCTTCCACAGATTGGAAGTTGAAGCTTGTTGTCAGTGTGATTGATACTATCTTCAGCAGATATTTTTTTTGCTTTATCAGCACCTAATTTTTCACACGCTAAAAAACCTTGTCTAATAGTTTGAGGAATAGTTTCTTGATAGTGTTCAAACTTATGTCTGTCAGTATCATTAACTGGATTATACTCTCTGAATTTCTCAACAGCTTTTTGTATTGCTGCATCTTTACTAAGCTTTTCATTTTTTTGTGGTTGTAATTTTTTTGTAAGTGGATTCATTTTCCAGATGTTATCTGAGTAGTGCCATTGCAAAGCGTCATTACAAACAACGCCAGCCATCATGTTAGCGTTGCCTTCAAGCAACCTTCTAGTTTCTTGATCGAGAATTATTTTTTGGAAAAGAAAAGGACCAAACTCCATTTGCGCAGAAGTTGGTGAGTGGTGATTGTAATTTAAAGTTTTAAAAATTCCTGGAAGTGGAATTTCATTTAAAGGATCGTCTAATTTTTTATCTAATTTATTCATACGGAGTGTTATAAACTCCTAGTATTAATAGTAAAATAGATTTTACTTAAAGTAGAACGATGACTTAGCTTTTAGTGAATTTAAGAATTTTAATGTCTTTAGTTTCTTTCGTGTCTTTTGCTACGTCAATCTTTGGTTTTGGTATTGCAAACTTATTATTTTTCTTGAAATGTTCTAGTTCTGATAAATAAAAAATGTATTTTCCATACTCAACTCTTCTTTTTGGAATAAAATCATTGTGTAATTTACATCTTTTATCATAACGATAATGAAGATCAGGAAGTCTCATATCTAAATGGTCAGCTGCTTCTCTATAATTACATTGATAATCTTCTTTTCCTGTAAATGGATTAATTACTTTTTTCATCTAACCAGCTTTCTTTTTTTTTCCAAAGTAATTAAAATTTTGAGAAGAAAGATTATCTTCTGTAAACATCAATTTTTTTTCTTTGAACAGTTGTTCATCTAATCTTTTTTGAAAAATAGCAATTTGTTCATGTATTTCATTGGCTTGTTTTTCATATTTGTCAGCTGTAATTAATTGTTTTTTTAATTGGTCTTTTAATATTTGGTGTTCTCTTCTTAATTTTTCTTCCATACGATATTCACTCGGAGGTATTGAACCTTGTTTATCTGTGTCATCAACTAAAGTATCTGTGTTCACCATTGCAACAACAGGAGAAATAAAAGTTGGTTTAAAATTTTTTAAAATAAATTTACTTTCCATATCATCAACAAAAGGATCAGGATTTATTAAATTAGATTTACCTCTAATATTTTCATAAACACCAAAATAAAATTCAGTTTCAATATAATTAGGATCTAATTCTGGATTTGGATAAACTTCTCTTCCAACAATACATAATTTATTTAAAGCAGCATCATCATTATTTTTTTTGTAATAATAAAAAGCTACCTGATTATGAAACATTGTACCTTTAGCATCAACTTTAATTGCTTTAATATCAGATCGCCAAATATCTCTAGGAACAATTGTTATTTCTGTGTCTCCAACATTTGTATTATAAGAATAAATTTCTCCTGGAGAATATGTTTTTTCCATATCAACTGGAATCATTAAATTAACCTTACCCCAGACTGGAATAGTCATTTTATTAAACATTAAATCTACAGGATCACATTTTAAAATTTCAGCATATTTTAAAGCAACGTCTCTTGAGATTGCTCTTGAACCTGATGTATGAGTATAAGTGGTGCTTTCTTTTTGTTCGGTATCTTCTTTCATTTGATCCGCCAACTCTTTAGTTGTCATATCTCTTTGAGCTAGTGCAGCATTTAATAAGCTTCCAGATTTACCTAAAGCAAATGGATTATAATATTCTTCTGTAATAAATTTTTGTAATTTTTTATTTAATCTTTTTGCTCTTGTACCAACAACTGTAGTTGAAAATGTTTTAATAAAAGATTGTATGGTTTTTTCAGCTTCTACTTTATTTTTTTTTAATTTAATTCTTTCTATACATGCATGGAATACTTCTTTTTCATCACCATTAATTTCAACTTCTTTTTTATTAGAATATGTAAAAGTAACTTCTGCTTTAACACCACCAAGCAATGAGTTTTGATATTTTTCTACTACAAATGTTTTGATTGTTCCAATTCCAGGTGCTTCTTTAATAACTTTTATTCTATAAGTCATGCTTTCGGGGGGGGGGGTAAACTTGAAAATCTGTTGTTTAGGATTTATTTTTCTTCTCATTTGTAAGTGATTTTATAGAACTTTATAGTATAAATTCAATATAATAATTCTACTTAAAGTAAAATAATTCTTGCTTATCTAAATCAGTGATATAATGGCGTAAAATATGGTAAAACAAGTGTATTTTAACGATGTAAAGTTCAGTAAATATAGCATTTGGCATCGGCAACAGCATAATTGCTTGAATTTCAGTGATATTGACCAGGTATCGAGCTGTCATGCCTGTCTTTTACCTCTGTTTCTGGTCGAAACTGTGTTTAATAATGGTCAACAATTAATCAAACCTCATAGAATTACTAAAAAATTAGCTGAAATGGCTGGTATTCCAGCATTCATTTTATGGTATCGCACAATTGGCGATATGATGATGAATTTTCATGTCAAAAAAATAGCTCCAGATTATCCAGGAGGCTATTGCTCAGAACCTAAAAGAATAACACCTGAGATGTGGTTGTCATATTTGGAATTTAAACAAGTAGAGCATTTTCCAAAGTGTTTAAAGAAAGAATTGTTTTTAAAAAAATTAAAAGAAGATCCAAGAGCAAACAGAAGGAGAGCTTATGCGTCAATTCTATTTAAGTGATCCAAAGATATTTGAACTTGATATGTCTGATTTTGATTTCAGGCTGTATGAATATTTATGTAAGAACTATGATCTAAAAAGATTAACTCCGTATGTAAGAATGGTTGACTGTGCAGATTATTTTTCAAAACCGTTGCCAAAGATTAAGGAAGCTTTAGAGAGATTATCTTTATTAAATATAGATTACAAACCGTTAATTACTCATAAAAATTTTACTTACTTTGATATGCCAAGATATAAATATTTTCTTGAAAGCATAAAGTTTCGAAAGAACTATACAAGAGCTGGGTGGTCTAAGATCAAACAGAACGTAAATACTTATAAGAATGGCTTATATGAGGTTTGAGAAGGTATTACAGGATGAAGTAATAAGTTTAAACAATCTTGTTTTCTTGCTAAACGAAGCGGCCAGAACAGAAAGATTTCTAAGTAAACCAAAACATCCAGGTTCACCTTCAATGTATGATTTATTAATTACAACTTATGAGAAGAAGGACATAGGATATTATCAGAAAGCTTTAATGAAAATTAGAGCTACACCGAAGCAGATTACTCGCTGGGAATTTGCTATAGATGCTTTATTAGCAATAGACATAGATATTTCCAAAGATCCATTACTGGACCGTCAAATAATTTGGATGCGTTCAAATAGATTCAATTGGTCTCAAGTTGCTAGACATTTTGGATATAACAGAGTTTCAATCAAGAACAGATATATGAAAGTCCTAAGTGCTTTAATAAATAAATTAAAAAATAACAATAATAAGTATTGCAAACTTAACAGAATATTATACTTAATTTGATATTCTAAAAATAAATTTATAAAAATAAATCCTCCTATAAACAAAGTTATAACATATTAATTGTAAATCTATTCCTGAGTGGTATAATGAGCTTAGTAGCTTTTTATATAAAACCGTACAAGAACGGATTTAAAG